GATCATGCGCGCCGCGTTGGCGTAGCTCTTGGCCAGCGCGCCGGGGTCCTTGATGTCCTTGAACACCGGATCGGCGCGGAATTCCTCCGGCAGCCAGTCGCGCAAATCCGTGTCTGCGCCTCGCGCGCCTGCGGCGCTGCCGGCGGGCGGGGTGCCGGCGGGCGGCGTGCCGGCGGGTTCGGCCGGCGCCGCGCCGCCGGACAGCAGCGCGCCGCCGGTGGTGGTGGTGGTGGTTTCGCTCATGCGCCTATTCCTCCTTCGGCGGTTGCATCGGTCACGCCTCGCGCGCCTGCGGCGCTGCCGGCGGGTTAAACAGGTTCTCGGTGTCGCCGGTCAGCGCCAGCCGGTCGAGCTGGGCGGGGTCGGCGTTCAGCATCTCGATGATCTCCAGCGCCATGCGCCGGCGACCTTCGTTGTAGGCGGCCACGCGGGCGTCCACGTCGAAGGTGGTCTGCATCACCTGGCCGCGGCGCAGGATGTCGGCCAGCACCTCCTGCCCGTCGGGCGTGGCGAAGGTGCGGCGATAGGCCAGCGCCAGCGCGCGCCGCTGCTGCTGCAGCGCCTCCTGCTCGTCCAGCACGCTGCGCGGCTGGTCACGGCGGCGGAACCAGATACGGGCCATTTCTATTCCACCAGCGCCCCGAACCGGTCGCCGCCGTCCAGCACGTGGTCCAGCGGCACCAGCACGCACCGGCTCAGCACGCCGCCGAAGCGCATTTCCTTGCTGCGCAGCGCCTCGGGCGCCGTTTCCAGCGCAGCCTTCCAGCCGCCGCTGGTGCCGCTGGCCGCGGCGTAGTGGCTGCCGCGGAACACGCTGCTGTTCAGCGCCTGGTGCCCGTTGGCCACCGCCAGCCAGCCGATCGCGCGCCCGCCCTGGTCCACCGCCGGCTCGAACTCCGCCGGGCGGGTCTTGTGCCGGCGCAGCGGCAGGGCGCGGGCGGCGGCATCGTCGCCCTCGGGGTGCTGCAGCACCACGCGCAGCCCATACTGGGCCAGCAGCTTCTGCGCCGCCGCGCGCTCGTCGGGCGGGGCCTCGCGCACCACGCCCGTTTCGGGGTCGGTGTGGATCGGCGCATAGGCGGCGGTGGCGATCAGCGTGCCGATGTTCTCCTGCCCGCCGCGCCGGCCCTGCACGTTGGTCGAAACGATGCGCTCCAGGCAGCGCTGCCACTCCGCCAGCTCCTCCGCGCGGTCGCTCGCGGTGCCCTCGGCCACGCGCATGGCCCATTCGGCCAGTTCCTCGCTGGTGGCGGGCTCGTCGTGCAGCGCGATGTCGGCGGCGGCCAGCAGGATGCCGAACTGCTCCGGCGCGCGGTCGGACAGGCCCGCCTGCTTCAGCGCATGGTGCCAGCGCGGCAGCTCCTCGTTGAAGCGGTGCCAGCCATCCATCATGCGGCGGAACAGCCGCCGGCCCAGCAGCGCCAGCTCGCTCGGCTTCAGCACCAGCGGCGGCGCATCGGCCGCCAGCGGCTTCAGGGACAGCAGCATCAGGCGGGACAGGTCCTGCGCCTTCAGCGCCGGCCGCAGGATGCTGTTCATCATGCCCATGAAGCGCACGGTGAAGGTGGCGCTGCCATGCTCGGCGGTGCCGCGCAGCATCAGGCTGCCGGTGCTGGCCGCGCGCAGCAGCTGCACCAGGGATTTCACCCGCTCCGGGGTTTCCTCCGCCTCGGCATCGTCGAACAGCACCGGCAGGCAGGCATGGCCCAGCACGTTCCGCACGCCCGCGCTGGTGGCATCGCCGGTGCGCACGCATCCCGCCGGCTCGTGCAGGATCATGCCCACGGCGCGGAACAGGGTGGACTTGCCGGCGGCGCGCGGCCCGGTGGCCCAGCCATGCGGGCGCCAGTCCAGCGCGCCGGCATAGAAGCTGGCCACGATCCAGCCCAGCATCAGCCGGCGGTCGAGCTCGGGCCGTTCCCAGTTCCAGCGGCCCAGCAGGTCCCACAGCTCCCCGGCCGGGCCGCCACTGCCGCCGGGCTGGAATTCCTGCGCCGGGCGCGGGCGCGGGGCGGCGGTGGGATACACATAGTCGCCGATGCGGCCGGGGCGCATGGTGGTGTGGCCGGCCACGATCACGTCGCCGAAATGCTGCACCAGGTCGTCGTCGGCGCCGCGATGCGTGCCGGTGCCGCGCACGCGGCCCAAAGGATTGAACACGCCTTCCGCAGCGCAGGCATTCATCAGGTCGCGCGCCACCGCATCGGGCTTGAAGTCCACCACGATCTCGGCATCGCCGCGGGCCTTGATGGTCTTGGCCCATTCCGGCTTCTTCTCCGCCGCCCCCAGCAGCCAGTCGCCGCGCGGGGCGAACAGGTTGTGCAGCGTCAGCTTGGACAGCTTGGCGGCTTGCACCGCGCGCACCTGGCCCACCACGTCCAGGAACCACAGCGTGCCGTCGTTGGTGCCCAGCGGGATGATCGGGCAGTCCTCCGGCACGAAGTCCTCCCCGCCACGGCGCGGCCGGCGCGGCTCGGCCTCGGCCAGCCGGGTGCGCAGCGGGGAAACGTTGGGGGCGTTGCTGCCGCTCATGCTGTCTGTTTCCGTTCGCTGCCAGTGAGCACGGCTTGCCGCCACGCATTGAAGTCCTTGAAGCCCTCGGGCGGGCGGGCCTCGCGCACGTCGCGGCCCTCGGCGGTGTAGCGCGCCACCGCGGCCTCGATCGCGTGCGCGCTGCTCTGGTTCTCGCCGTCGCGGTCCAGGCACAGCACCACCGTGCCGATGCTGGCCGGCAGGTCGATCGCGCCGAGATTGCCCACGTTGATGGCGGCCAGCACGCGCCAGTCCGGCATTTCGGTGGCGATGGTCAGCGCATCCTCGATGCCCTCGCACAGCGCCACCACGTCGCCCTCCGGCGCGCGCGCCAGCGGCTGGCCGGAGGCCCCGCGCGCCAGCGGGATGTAGCCGCCGCGCTGCTCGCCCAGCACCTTCTTGGCGCTGCGCAGCTTCGCCTTCTGCCACTGGCCGGTGGGCGTGCGGTCGATCCAGGTGCGGTGCACGCCGATCATCTCGCTGCCGCGCATGATGCAGGCCACCATGGCCGGCGCCGCGCGGTTGCGCTCCGGGCACTGGCATTCCGGGTCGAAGCGCAGGGCATTGGGCACGTGCACCAGGTCGGCGCGGCGGATGCCGCGGCCGTGCAGGTAGTGCTCGACCGGGCTGGTGGGCCAGGGCAGGGCGTTGGCGAAGATCCTGCGGGCGATCTTGTGCCGGTGCGCGGCCACGTGCTGCGGGTCCTGGCGCGGCCGGGGCGGCGGCGGCGCCACCTCGCGCGCCCGCTCTCCGGACAGGCCCAGCCAGGCGCGCGCCCATTTCAGCGCCTCGCCCTTGTCGCCGCCGGTGCGGGTGGCGGCCACCAGGTCCAGCAGGTCGCCCGAACCGCCGCCGCCCTGGAAATCCGCCCAGCGGCCCACCTTCGTGCCGCCGATGCACACGGAAACGCCGCGGCCGGCCGAGCCGTGCAGGTCGCCGGCCACCCATTCCCGCCCCTCGCGCCGGCCGCCCGGCAGCAGCTCCACCGCCAGCTGCTCGGCCGCGGCGGTGAGGCGGGAGACGATCTCCTGGATCGAATGCAGCGCGGGGCGGGTCATGCCGGCGCGCCGCCGCCCTGGATGCCGGCCAGCGTGGCCAGCGCGGCAGCGCCGTCCTTGGCGGCCCCGGCGCCGCTGGCCAGCATCTCGGCCTGGGCCATCTGCTGCTGCTGGCTGGCGCGGTCGGCGCGGCGCGCGGCGATCTGCTCGGCGCTGCGCATCAGGCTGGCCGGCGCCCCGTGGCGGTCGCCGAGGTATTGCGCCGCCGCGTCCGTGTCGATCGCGTCCAGGATCGTCGGGTCGGCCTGCACCAGCGGCTGCAGCGCGCCGAACCAGCGCATCACGGTTTCCGCATCCGCCAGCCGCTGCGCGCGCGACAGCGGGCCCTGGTATTCCACCCACCAGCCGCCGCCGCGTGCCAGGCTGGCCGGCAGCGGCGGAAACAGCCCGTTGCGCAGCAGGATGGCGAAGCTCCGCTCGATCAGCGGGGACAGCAGCTCGGCCTCCAGCCGCTCCACCATCGGCCCCAGCAGGCGCAGCAGCTCGTCGCGGCGCTGCAGCACCTCGGTGGCGGTCATGTTCGGCTGCTGCGGCAGGCGCAGCCACGTCGTGTAGAAGATGCCGCTGATGCGCTCCTGCACCATCTCGATGAACTGGAAGGCCAGGTCCGGCCGCGCCCCGGTCTGGATCGGCCCCATGCGGTCCATGCCGCGCGTGTCGGTGCGCAGGTAGTTGAGCGCGCCGGGGTTCATGTTCGGCGCATTCAGGAACCCATCGTCAGGCAGCGCCATGGGCGGGTCCACCGCCTTGGCCAGGGCGCGCAGGTTCAGCTCCTCCGCCTTGTTCAGCATCTTCACGTCGGCCAGCGCGTTCACGCCGCAGCCGGCGCCGTAGGTCTCGCCGCTGCGCAGGCTCCAGCGCGGCACCGCGAAGGGAAACTCCTGGTAGCGGCCGTGCTCCAGGTAATGCTCCTGCTGGCACCACAGCGTATTCCAGCCGCCGCGGCCGTCCGGCTCGGTGGCGTGGGTCAGCGGTGTGGGCTCGTCCGGGCTTTTCGCGGCCTTGCGGCGCAGCGCCTCGGGCGCGGTATCCGGCCACAGCCGCAGCACTTCGCGCAGCGGCAGGTGGTACTCGCGATACAGCGTGTCCACCTGGCGGTCGGCGTTCTCGGCATAGTAGCACTCGGCCAGCGGGATGGACTGGAAGCGCGGGCCGCGCCGTCCCTTGTCGGCGGTGAACACCACGCCGCTGCCGGGGCCGGCCACCTCCAGGTAGGTTTCGTGCAGCGCCACGCCGAAGCCGCTGGCGGGCGCCTTGAAATAGCCGTCCATGATGTCGCCGGCGGCCTCGAACCAGGCCAGCGCGGCGCGGTCGCGCGCCAGCTCCGGCGCCGGGCGCAGCTTGAACCACTTCAGCGCCGGGGAGGTCAGCATGCCGTGCAGCCCGCCGGCCAGCTGCTCCAGCGCCAGCACCGAATGCGTGTTGAAGATCCGCGCGCTGCGCTTGCTGCCCGGCGCATGGGTGGTGCTGAAGGCCCGGCTGGGGATCATGTAGTCGGCGATTTCCTGCCACAGGCTTTCATGCGTGCTGCGCGCGGATTTCAGCTGCGCCAGCCGCTGCTTGGCGGCCTTCGGGTCGATGCTCATGCCGGCGCGCCCTCGTCTTGCGGCTTGGCTTCCGGCTGCGGCTGGCGCGCCCGGCGGGCGGCGATCTCGCGTTCCTCACGCTGGCGCCGGTTCTCCACGTAGCTCTGGGTCATGCAGGCCGCGGCCAGCATGGCGCCGATCTCATACTGGCCGGTGCTGCCCACCCGCTGGGTGCCGATCCCCTCGCAGTAGGGCGCGCGCCCGCCCGGCGGGCAATCCAGCCAGAACCCCCAGCCTTCGGGGAAGGCGCTGCGCGCGGCGGCGAAATCCTGGCTGTAGCGGGTGCGCGGGTTCGCGCCCAGCTTCTGCGCCACCAGCCCGTCCAGCGTGATGCTGGGCGCCTCGGCCTGCGCCGCGGCCAGGCCGATCTCGTGCCATGTCATGCTCATGCGTCCACTCCCAGCAGGGTGCGCCGCGCATCGGGCGCGGCGGTGTAGCTGCCGGGCGGTCCCAGCAGCGTGGTGGCCCGGCCGCGCAGCCCGGCGATGCGCTGGCGCTCCCCGGCCGCGGTGGCGGCCATGTCGTCGCGCACCGGGGCCGGCGGCGGGATCACCGGGGCGGACGGTGCGGCCCCCCGGGCGCCGCCGCCCATCAGGCCGGCCATGGTTCGAACCTCGCGCTGGCGCTGCCGGTCATGCCCTATTCCTCCCGGCTGATGGTGATGCTGGGGCCGGCGCTTTCGGTGGTCACCACGGCGGGGCGCACGGTCAGCGAACCGGCCGCGCTGGTCACCACGTCGAAGGTGCGGCTGTTGCGCGCGCTGCCCCGGATGCGGATGGTGGCGCCCACGTTGAATAGCGCCAGCCCGTTGCCGCTGTCGGCGATCGTGTTGGCGCTGGTGAACGAGATCGTGGTGCCCACCAGGATGCCGCCGGCGCCGTCGCGGCGCTGCAGCCGGGTCTGGTTGCGCCGCGAGCCGTTGACGGCGGCGGATCGGTCGTTGCGCTGGCTTGTGCGGGTGGACATGCGGGGGCTCCTAGAGGACGTTCGCGTAGAAGTCGGTGAGGTGCAGCGCGGGCGGCGCGGCCAGGTCGGCCTCGCGGATGTTCTGCCAGTTGAAGACCATCATCCAATGCGTGGCCCATTCCGGCGCCCGGCCGCGCGCCACCCGGTCGGTGGGCAGCACCGGCACCGCGGCCTCGGCGTACCAGGTGGCGTAGGTCCACCTGGTCCAGCCCTGCGCCGCCAGCGTGATCTCCACGTTCCGCTCGCCCTGGAACTGCGTCTGGGCCAGCACCGGCCGGCCATGGGCATCGAAGTAGCTTTGGCGCACCCAGAAGTTGCGCATGAAGATCAGCACGCTGGTCTGGCTGTAGCTGGCCACCACGCCGGTGCCGCCGGCATTGCTGGCGGTGGTGCTGGCGGCCGAGGGCAGCGCGATGGTGAAGCGAAAGGCATCCAGCCGCGCCACCACGGTGTGCGTGGCGTTCCACACCGCGTTCGCCACGCCGCCCGGGTTGCCGGTGACGCTGGACAGCGTGACGGTCCAGCCCGGCCGCGGACCGCTGCCGCCGATCCATTGCACGTGCTTGTCTTCGATCGTGGCCGTGGTCTGGCCGGCGGTGGTGTTCACGTAGATCGTGTCGCCGGCCGCCGGCAGGCCGGAGGTGTAGGGGCCGTGGCTGCGCGGCGACTTCACCGTGGGCTTCGAATAGTAGAACTCCGGCAGCACGATCTTGCCGGGCGAGACCGGCAGGAACACGCGGGTTTCGGCGCCGCCGGTATAGGCCGCGGCGATCGCCAGTTTCAGGCTGGCGGTGCCGGTGGTGCGGAACACGGTGGCATCGGCGGTGCAGTCGATCTCGCTTGGCACGGTGCCGCGCGAGGTGGGCGCCAGCACCTCGTCGCTGTGCGCGCTGAAATCCAGGCCGATGCCGTCGGCTGGGCCGGCAAAGCCCTGGTCCTCCCAGGTGCCGGTGCCGGCGATGCCGCCATTGCCGGCAAACGCATCCATGTGCTGGTTGCGGATCATCATGGTGGGCAGCAGCGCGTTGCCCGGCCCGACATGGTTGTTGAAGGTGATCCGCCCCGCGCCGGTGGCCAAGTCGCCGCTGGCGGTCTGCCAGTTGAAGCCCCAGACATCCCCGAAGGCGATCTGGTCCAACACGCTTTCCAGCCGCCACGCGTGCGGCATGCCGCGGTGGGTGCTGCCGCTCTGCAGCCACTGGCCGGTGGCCATCACCATCATGCTGCCGCCGGCCAGGTCGATCAGGTATTCCACCGGCCCCAGCGGCTCCAGCACCGTGGCGCTGCCGCCGGTGCTGCCGGTGATCGTCTCGCTGGCCTGGAAGGTGCCGGTCAGCGCCTCCACCACCAGGTGCTGCTCGGCATCGTCCTGCCGGTCGGCGATCAGGATGCGCGCGGTGGCGCCGCTGGTGCCCCCGGTGACGATCCCGCCCACCGCGAAGCCGGTGGCGGGCGCGGTCAGATACAGCCGCCGCTCAATGGCGTTGAACTCGAAGTGGTGATTGTTGAAGTTGATCAGCGTCCCGCGCCGGCCCACGATCAATCGCCGGCAGAAATCCATGGAACAGCCGACGAAGTTCCACTCCACCCCGCTTTGCGCATTCACCGCCAGCCCGGAGTTGAAGATGATGCAGTTGGTGAACCGCATGTTCTCGCCGGCATTGCGCACCGCCGGGGTGAAGTAGATGCATTCGGCGCAGTAGCTGATCTTGCAGTGCTCGTGGCGGATCAGGAATGCCTGGTCGCTGAACACCACGCCGCGATACCAGCTGTTGATGTCCACGTTGCGCAAATTGGCGCGCGCGCCCTCGCCGCCGAAGCTCTTGTGCAGGAAGCCGGACACGCGGGGCCCGGCATAGTGGTTGTAGGTGCCGTAGCGGCTGTCGGGCCCGTACTGCTCCAGCGCCGGGCCGATCACGGTCAGGTTGGAAATCTCGGTCTCGTCGTAGCGCTCGCCGAACCCGGCATAGTCGCCGGTGCACCACACCCCGAAATTCATCAGGAACGGGCGGATGCGCACCCAGTGCACCTCCCAGTCGCAGTTGAACCCGCTGAGGGTGCACCATACCGTTACGTTCTCGGGCGCCTCCACGTCGAAGGTGATCACGCCGTCGAACGGCCCGAAGGCGCTGGCGCCGGCGGAGCTGATGTTGAACAGCGGGTCCGGCCAGGCCCAGCCGCCTTGCCCCGGGCCGTCCTTGAAGAACCCGATGCCCACGGTGCGCGCGCCGAAGAAGCCGCCGCTGGCGCCCTCGGTCAGCTTCACATAGGCCTCGACGGTCCATCGTCCCTTCGGGAGCACCAGCTGCTGGCCGAACTGGCCGAAATGGCTTTCCCCCGGCGTGAAGGTGACGGGCGGATCCGTGAACACCGCCTTGCCGCCGGAGAACACCACGTCCACCCGCGGCGACAGCGCGGTATTCTGCCAGTTGCTGCCGCCGGCATCGAAGCTCGGGTTCGCCAGCAGGTTGCTGCCGTCGTCCGGGATCTCCGCCATGTGGCGGAAGGTGATGGTGGACATCTGGCCGTCGATCTGCACCGTGCCGTTGCGCACAATCAGGGTCTGGTCGATCACGTATTCGGCGTTGGCCGCCGCCTTCACCAGCCCGCCGGCATAAAGCGCGGCCTGCCAGCCCAGGTAGTCCATGGTGTCGTGGATGGAGGTGGCGAAGCTGTAGATGCCGCCGCCCCAGGCCTGCAGCTCCAGCAGCCCGCCCACGCCCAGCGCGTCCGCCGCGAAGTGGATCTCGCCGTCGCCGATCGCCCCGTAATCCTCCGGCGTCACATAGCCGCGCGCCTCGGCCGCGGCGGTGCGCGCCACCGTCACCCCGCGGTCGCGGGTGTAGCTGCGGCTGCCGGTGCCGTGCGTGCCGGAGTTGGTATAGGTCATGCGGCGCCTCGCGCGCGCTGCGCTGCCGGCTCCTTCATCGCGCGGATGGCGGCGCCGCTGCGGAAGGCGCCGGGGTCGCGCGTGCTGACGCGGGTGCTGGTGCTGGCGTCGCCCACGGTCAGGTGCCTGCGGCGTCAGGCCTGGGCGCGGGCGGCGCGGCCTGCCACTGGTCGGCCGGCACCGCCTCCAGCCCCTGGCCGGGGTGCCAGGGGGTGATACCGTCCCACAGGCTTTCGTTCACGGCCTCGCCGGCCTGGTTCACGATGACGTAGCGCCGCAGCTCGGCCATGCTCACCACTCCCACACTGCCACATAGCCAGGCGCGCCGGCCCCGCCAGCGCCGCCCACGCGAGCTGCGCCGCTGTCGCCCGCGCCACCGCCGCCGCCGCCGCCGCCGAAGCCGCCGCCCGCGCCGCCCGCGCCGCCATTGGCGGCGGTGCCGGCGCCGCCGCCGCCGCCACCGCTGCCGGCCGCCAGCAGCCCGCCGCCGACTGGCCAGTTGGTCGGCCCGCTGCCGGCGCCGCCGGCGCCGGCCACCGTGCCGGCCGCGCCCTGGGTAAACACGCCGTTGATGATCGCATAGCCGCCGGCGGAGCCGGCCTGCGCCACGCCGGCGGCAAAGCCGCCGCCGCCGCTGCCTCCGGCTTGGCCGATCGGGGTCGACCCACCCCCCCCGGCAACGCCGGCCGCGGAACTGCCGCCGCCACCTCCGCCGAAGGTGGGCGTGCCGAGAAAACCCGCCGCCGCGCTGCCCGTGGCGCCGCTCTGCCCCACGCCACCGTGCGCGCCAATCCCACCGATCGTGGTGCCAAAAGCGCCTTGGCTGTTTCCTGATGTGCCGCCGCCGCCGCCGCCGGAGGTGGCCGTGGCACTGCCGGGGCCGCCGCCGCCGCCGCCGCCGACAAAGGCGCGGGTGCCGAAGCTGGTGATGCCGCCGCGCCCCCCCTGGCCGGCCACGCCGCCGCCGGGGGGTGTCACGCCGCTGGCGCCGCCCGCGCCGGCGGCGCCCACCGTCACGGTCTCGGTGGCGCCGAGGTCGCTGGCGCGGAAGATATTATACGTGTGGCCGCCGCCGCCGCCGCCGCCCCCGCCGCTGCCGCCGCCGGCCGCGGCGTAGGTGCCACCGAAGCCGCCGCCGCCGCCGCCGCCCACCAGCAGCACCGCCACGTAACTGGCATACGGGTTGCGGGTCCAGGTGCCGCTGCCGGTGAACACGGTGACCCTGCGCGCGGCGGCCAGCTGCATCACGTGCCAGTCGGTGGTGAAGGGAACACCCATGCCGGCCTCCTACTCGTAGCTGCGTGCGAGCAGCTGCACGGTGCGCGCGGCGAGCTGGTTCACCGGCGCGGTGCTGGTGCCGCTGCGCAGCCGCAGCCAGTTCAGCGTCCGCAGCATGCCCAGCGGCAGCAGGAAGGTCTGGCTGGCAAGCACCGGCACCGTCATCTCCACGCCCAGCCCATCCTCCAGCGGCTGCCAGGGGCCGCCCGACGCATCGGCGCCTTCGAAGCTGAGCCCGGCCGCCGTCCAGGCCGCCGGCATCACGATCGCCTCGCCGAACAGCCCGTTCAGCTGCAGCGCCTGGCTCAGGCTGGTGCCGATAGGGATGACGAAATCAAGCTGTCGGTGGCCATAGGCGGGCATGGTGGGTTCTCCTGGCGCTAGGCCGCGTAGGGGTCGTAGGGCGGGGTGAAGGCCGGCAGCCGGCGCGCGCGCTCGGCGTCCTCGCCGCGGCGGCGGCGAATGGCGATGTCCTCGCCGCCCCAGGACATGCCGTATTGCAGCGCGTCGTGCGGGTGGCTCTCGGCGGTCTTCTCGGCCTGCTCGGTGTTGAACCGCGCGGTGGTGCCGGCGATCTTGCGGAAGCGGTAGCCGGCATTGAACCCGGCGCGCAGCACGCGGCACTCCGGGTTCAGCTGCAGCGCCGGCTGGCCGTCGATCAGCAGCGTCAGCGGCCGGCGCACCGCCTCCCACCGCGCCACGGGGTCGTTGGTCGGCGCCGGGCGGATGCGGATGCCGGCTTCCGCCGCCACGATCTCGCTCCAGTCCTTCTCCCCCGCCTTCTTGTCCGCGCCATAGAGCGCGCTGGGATCGCAGATCCCCACGATGGTGTCGTGCCGCGGGAAGCGCTCGCGCAGCATCTGGGCCAGGTTGCCGCCGAACCGCTTGGGCCCCGTGCCCGGCTCGCTCACCAGCTCGGCCAGGATCAGCCACCGGCCGCTGGGCAGGCGCTGGCTGAACGTGGCCGCCGGCTGCATGCCGGCATCCAGGCCCACGATCAGCGGCAGCTGCGGCACGCCGGGGTGGCTGCTGCGCGCCACGTGCACCAGGTCGTTCCACTCCGGATACACCGGCTTGCCGGCGCGGCTGTGGCCGGCGCGGTTGTGCACCATGCGCTGCACGTACCAGTCCGGCGCGTTGGCCACCTGGCGCTCGTAGTAGCCGCGCCCGCCCGGCAGGTTGGCAAGGTTCTCCGCCTGCGGGTCCATGCCGCCCGGCTGGCGGAACAGCGCCGTGCGCTTGGCCTTCAGCTCGGCCGGCGAGGCCAGAAAGGTCGTCTCGTACAGCCAGCTGTCCAGCTCGGGCGCGTTGCAGTCGGCCAGGATGCCCTGCCAGGTGGGGCCGCCATCCTCCATCGGCGGAAAGCGGCCGTAGCGGCCCTGCGCGTAGATGAAGACCTCCTGGCTAAGCAGGTCGAGCTCGTTCAGGTAGAACCAGGTGGGCTCGTAGCCGCGCAGCACGTCCTCCACCGCCTGGTCGCCGATGGCGATGAAGTCCATCGACAGTTCCACCAGCGTGCGGTCGGGCAACGCGAACGGGATCACATGGCTGGCCGGGGCGTTCTCGGCGCCGGTGAAGCTGCCCACCGTCTTCGGGAAGCGGCTGAACCAGCTCGGCATCGTGCTGCGCCACAGCTGGCGGTAGGTGTCGCGCACCACGCAGCAGCGCACCCGGCGCATCGGCCACCACTCGCCCGCCCCCGGCCCGGGCCCCTTGTGGCGCGCGCTCGGCTGCTGCTCGCTGGCCAGCTTCACGGACTTCATGATGGCCGCCGTGGTCTTGCCGGAGCCCACCGGCCCGTTGATCACGCTGATCTCGCTGCGGTCGTGCATGAACGCCTCGGCCACCGGGCCCGGTGCCTTCCATCCCAGCCGGATCGCGTGGGGCGCGGTGCCGCTCATCGGATGTATCCCCCGCCCCCCGGTCCGGTCGCGTTGGGGTTCCGCACCGTCCGCAAAATCGGGGAACGGCGGGGAACCACGCCGGCAGGGGCGCGAGACACGGGCGGGGGGGGCGAAACCGGCCCCCCCGGGGGGGCCTCGGGCGCGCGGGCGGGCACGGCCGGGGCCGGAGGCGGCGCGGCCGGAGGCGCCGCGGTCTCGGCCGGCAGCGCCCCCGCCTGATCCTCAATCAGTTGCCCACCCGCCGGTTCGTCCAGCCACATCAACGGGTTGCCGGCGCCGTCCAACTCGGCGCCGTCCAACTGCACCCCGACCGCCGCCGCAACCCCTTGATTTCCCTGGCCCATCTCGATCGTCAGGAACACCGGCGGCTTGCCCGTCAGATCGACCTTCAGCGGCTGCTTCTGCTCCAGGTAGGGCAGCACCGTGGCGGCGGCCAGGCGCTTCTCCACCACCGCCTCCACCGGCTTCAGCCCGAGCGCCATCAGCTGCTCGATCGGCATGGTCGCCACGGCCACCTGGTGCAGCAGCACGTCGCCGAACTGCTCGCGGACCAGCTTGGCCACCTCCGCCAGCCGCTTGTTCCGCGCCCCGGCCGGCCGCCCACCCCGCCGCCGCTCGATGTCGCTGGCCACGTGCGCCGGAAACCCCAGCAGCTCGTGCAGCTCCACCTGCTCCGGCAGCACCTCATCCACCCGCGCCGCCGCAGCCTCGGCCACCGCACTATTCAACGGTTTCCACTCCCGCCAACGCTGTAACGGCCATGACATGCTGCATGACATGCGCAGCACCCGCCAACCCCCTGGCAGCCCTCTACTTCCTTCTCTCTGTCATGACTGTCATAGATGTAATGGGTATTGGCCCTATAGAACCCACCCCCAGCCCCCTTCTCAGGCGCGCGTGAGCCATGACAGGCATGACGCTCCCCCCGATTTCGCGAACCCAGCAGACCAGGACTGCAACTTTGCCTGTCATGGCAGGTGTCATGCGAACCCGCCCGGCATGACAGGCATGACGCTCCCGACCCAAGCTCGCGCCATGCGCGGCTGCAGGTCTCCCCCTCTTGGGGCAGGGGGCGCGGGGCGCGGGCCGCGCGCGCGCCGGCCGAGCGCAGGGGCAGGCAGCGCGCCAAGGGCGCGGGGGCGGGGGCGAGGGCGTGCATCATCCGCCCGCCTCCAGCGCCGCCGTGCGCGCCATGGCCGGGCCGTGCCGGGCCTCCAGGTCCACCAGCTGCTGGGCCAGCTCGGCCACCAGCTCGGCCTCGCGCCGGATCAGCTCGGCCCCGGGCTCACCAGGTCGCGCCAGCTCGGCGTCGATCCGCTGCACCAGGCGCCGCGCCGCGCGCTTGCGCGGGTCATGAACCTGCACGGAAGGCAGGATCACCCGCATCAACGCGCCATCGGGCGCGAACACCAGCCGCGCTGCCACGCCGATCGTCTCGCCGCCGTCCACCCGCACCTGCAGGGTCACCGCCCGGTTCATGCGGCGCGCCCCATGAGCTGGTCTCGGTCGCGCCAGGTCAGCCGGTCGCCGGCCGTGCGCAGCAGCTTGTCGCGCGGAACGCCGCGCTCGAGCATGGCCCAGGCCCACATCAGGCCCGGCGACAGCGCCGGCTCCTCCGCGGAAAATACGGCGGCCGGCACCACGCCCACCCCGTCGCACGGGGGGGGCGGCACGGTGCCGGCCGCTGACGCCACCGCCCGGCTTTCGCCGCGGGCATCCAGTTTCAGGGAGGAAACGTCCAGCCGGATGCCGCCGGGCATGACACCGCCGGCATCGTGCCCCGAGATGGCGCGCGCGCGCTCGGGGCCACACACGCGCGCCGGGGGGATCACTCCGGCAGCGCCATTCTGTTCTTTGCGCCGCAGCTCGCGCAGGTCGCACACGGCATTGCGCAGGGTCGAAACGGCATACCCGTATTCCTGCGCCAGCGCGGGCACGTAGCCTGTGGGCGCGCGCGGCAGCTTCGCCAGCGCCTTCAGCTCGTTCACCAGCGGCGCCGGCATGCGGGCGGTCAGAAAGGTGCTCACGCGCCGATCCCCCGCGCCTTCAGCCGCAGCGCCTCGCGCCACGCCGCGATCCGGAACCCGATCCAGCCGCGGCACCAGCTGAGCCGCACCAGCCCCAGCCGCAGGTCGGGCATCTCGCCCCCCTGCCAGCCGAAGCCGCACCAGCCGACGCCCAGCAGGATCGTAATGCCCGTCACGTGCCGCCCGCCTCCCGCCGCCGTTCCACCTCGGCCAGGATCGCCTCGGCCAGCCCGTCGCACTCCGCCATCAGGCGCAGCAGCTGCTCGCCCGATGGCGCGCTCTCGCCGCGCAGCCAGTTCTCCACCGTGCGCGGGCTGCAGCCCACTTGGCGCGCCAGCGCCTTCTCCGCGCCGCGCTGCTGGCCGAACCGCCCGCGCAGCCAGCCGGTCATCAGGTCCGGATACGTCAATGCTTGCCGCATTGCATCGTCCCCGCGAAGTTTTCGCGGGAAAATCCCGCTATTGTTTCCCATGCCGATGCTCCAATGCTGTGCCTGCCACGGGACAACACGGAGCAATACTTGACGAAAACGTTACCGGCCGGAGGGATCATGAGGGCCCCTCCGGCCGCACTGTTTCCCGCTGCCAGCGGTTCACCCGCGCGCGATAGCGCCAGGCCTCGCGCCAGGCGCAGCCCAGCAGCACGGCCAGCAGCACCATCGCGCCGAGGATCACGGACACCAGCAGCGGCAGCGCGGCGGCGGTGGTCATGCCGCCTCCTGCCGGGGCTGGGGTGCGCTGTCGGCGCGCATGAAGGCGCGCACGCGCTCCACGGTCCGCAGGGTGATGTTGCCGCCCTCCCGCAGCCGCCGCACGAAATGCCCGTCATTCAGCGCCGCGCGCCCGAACCGGGTGTCGGTCATGCCTGTCCGCTCTCGGAAGGCGTCGATCTCGCGCAGCAGTGTGTCCCGGTCCGTCATGGCGGCAGACGCTAGTGTGATAGAACACACCGCGTCAAGGGGATTGAACACCCCTATAGGTCGCGCGGCGCGTGTGGGATAATCCCCACATGGACCTTGAGCGCTTCCGGGCTGTGCTGCGCGAACGAATGAGGGCGCGCGGCATCACCGCCAAGCGCCTGTCGATCGCGGCTGGCCGTGGCGAAACTTACGTTCGCGATCTGATGCAGGGCCGCACGCAGAACCCTACGATCGACGGCCTGCGCCGCTTGGCCGAAGTGCTGGGCTGCACGGTGGCGGAGCTGACCGGCGAGGCCGGGTCTGGTTTCAGCGAAACCGTGCCCGCGCCTTTCGTGTCGATCCAGCAGGACGAAACTGAGCGGTTTGCCGAGGTCAACGCCCGCGTGGAAGAAATGCTGCGCGAGGAACAGATGCCGCACGACCGGCGTACGATCACGCGCTTGGCGCTGGAGGTGTGGCGCGATATCCAGGCTGCCGGCCCATTACTGCCGTTTGACGATCGAATGGAACAGGCCCTGTCGGTGCGCCGTAGCATCGTCCAGCATGCCCGAACATCAATGTTCATGCGGCAGACGTAATGGGCGCGGTGATGCTGTTCTTCGGCGTTTGCCTGTCTGTGCTGGCATGGCGCACCGAAGATCGAGACATGCGCATCGGCTTTTTAATCGGCGCCGCCCTGAATTTTGTTGCTGTCGGTCACATGCTGGCCACTGGCCATGAATTCATGTGGCAACTGCTGCCCCCGGACGATGAGCCGCCGGAGCCCGCATGGCGGCGATAGAATGTCAAATCACATTGAAGGCTTGACAGGGGGATAAATCCCACTGCACGTTGCCCACCATCGCACTCACGCGATGGAGGATCGACATGTCTAAGAAGAAGCAACCGGCGCAGACAGCGGCAGCGCCGCCGGCGCCAACGCCCAAGGCACCGAGCCCGCGGCTTACCATTCGGCGTGCCGCCGGCGGGTTCATTCTGGAAGTTTTGGTGCCCGACGACGACACGCAATGGGACGCGCGCGAGCAGCTCGCGGTGGCGCCGTGCCTCAACGATCTGCTGGGCGCCGTGCAGAACTGGGCCAGCCCGAACAACGCCACACGCTGAACCGGCCCGGGCCGGCCAGCGCGCCGGCCCGGCCTCCACCAGGAGGCTACCATGACCACCACCACCGCTCCGGCGCTCCGCGCCTACAGCTTCCCCGGGCTGGACAAGCCCACGTTCATCGCCGAGCTGGCCGAACACGCGGTGCAGGACCGCATCGTGCAGGGCCTTTACTGGGAGAACGGCAAGGGCTGCGCTGTCGGCTGCTCGCTGCACTCCGTCCAGCAGCGCCTCGGCCTCGCCCGCATCGCGTACAACGATCACGCCCTGTATGAAACCTACCTCGGCATCCCGCGCATTCTGGCCCGTCTGGAAGACCGCATCTTCGAGGGCCTGGAACCCGCCGAAGCCCGCCTCTGGCCCATGCGCTTTGCGCAGGCCGTGCAGCCCGGCGCCGATCTCTCCGGCGTCTGGCACCAGTTCGCGCCCTGGCTCCTGCGCGAAATCGCTGCGCCGGCGGTCAGCGACAAGCACCCGCAGCAACGCGCGGCCATCGTGGCCGTGGCCGAAGGCTTCGAAACCAACTGGTCCACCCTATCCCCGGGCGAGGCAAGGCGCCTCGCCGCCGCCGCCGCCGCCGCCGACGCCGCCGCCGCCTACGCCGCCGACGCCGCCGACGTGGCCGCCGACGCCGCCGCCGCCGACGGCGCCGCCTACTCCGCCGCCTACGCCGCCGACGCCGCCGCCGCCGCCGCCGCCTACGCCTACGCCTACGCCGCCGCCGCCGCCGCCGTTGCCGCCGACGCCGCCGCCGCCGCCGCCGACGCCGCCGCCGCCGCCGCCGCCGCCGACGCCTACGCCGCCGCCGCCGCCGCCGCCGCCTACGCCGCCGACGCCGCCGACGTGGCCGCCGACGCCGCCGCCGCCTACGCCGCCGACGCCTACGCCGCCGACGCCGCCGCGCGCCGATCAGCTCGCCACAAGGCCTACAATAGCATGGCCGCCAAGCTCTGCGAACTGATTTCCGCAGCACCCATCAACGAACTTTCGAAATAGCGGGCACACCCATGCACAGCA